TTGTACACGACCCCTGGAGTACCACCACGGTGTCAGCGATCCGAGCCAAGATCAACCTGCACCGTCCTATCGACATGGTCTTCGTGGATGGGGCCTACATGATGGAGTGTGAGGATCCCAACCTCATGCCCAGCAGCCCTCAGGCTCTGACGTCGATTACCCGGTCCCTCAAGCGGTTGGCGCAGCAAGCTGATGTAGCCGTCATCCAGACCACACAAGCCCTGCTCTCACGCACGCCGAAGGGGAAACTGAACCTTGGCTCCATCGGATATTCCTCGAGTTTTGCCCAGGATTCGGACGTGGTTTTTGGCGTGGAAGCCATCAAGAATGAGGACGGTACCAACAGTGACGACGAGGCCATCTTGAAGATCCTGGCGTCCCGGAACTGCTCACCCAGGGATGTCAGACTGATTGTTGACCTTGACCATGGTTCCATCCTGGAGGGCGAGGACTTGGAATACGAAGACGACGACGACGTACGCACGACAATGCTATGAGCCGGTGATTGAAGACCTCCTCGATCACATCGGCATCGAGGACATACGCACCCTGGGCGCGGAGGTGCAGGCCCGCTGCTTCATGCACGAGGCCCGTACCGGGGAGCGGGAGCGCCGGCCCGATCACTGGTCGATCAACCGGCACTCAGGCAAGTTCCACTGCTTCTCCTGCGAGTGGTCAGGCTCCCTGAACCGGCTCATCATGGACGTGGCCGGGGTGGGCATCTGGGACGCCCGCCGGCTGATCCGGGAGTTCGACGTCGACCTCTCCGACGACGAGGCCCCCTGGGAGCCACCCATCGGCATGATGGTGGAGAGCCGGCTGGCCGAGTTCGGGCCACCCCCACCCCGCGCCCTGGCCCGCCGCCGGCTGACCCTGGAGGTGTGCGACCGCTACGAACTGCGCTGGGACTACGAGGAGGCAGCCTGGGTTATCCCCATCTTCTCCCCAACTGGGGAAAAGTGGGGGTGGCAGACCAAGGGGGTCGACATCCGCAACCACCCACCCGGCATCAAGAAGGGCCGCACCCTGTTCGGCCTTGACCGACTTCGCGCCGATCACACCATCTTGGTGGAGTCCCCACTCGACGTGGCCTACCTGGACACCCTGGGCGAGCCGGCGGTCGCCGCCTTCGGCTGCCAGGTCTCCGACATGCAGATGAAGCTCCTGGTGGAGCGGTGCGACAGCCTGGTGCTGGCCCTGGACGACGACCGGGCTGGCATCGCGGAGACCACCCGGCTCATCAAGGAGAAGTGGCACCACCGCATCCCCACTACCGTGTTCGGCTACCAGGGCCTGGGTGGGAAGGATCCGGGGGAGCTTGCGCCGAATCTCATCGCCCAGGGCCTGGCCCAGGCTACCCCGGCGGCGATGTGGTGAGCTTCAAAGGAACGCTGTACCCATTCCAGGAGGAGGCAGTCGACGCTATGGTCGACATGCGCCACCTCCTGGTGGCCTACGAGATGGGCCTGGGCAAGACCGTCATCACGGTGGCGGCGGTGGAACGCCTGATCGAGGCGGGTAAAGCAGGCGGAGGTTTTGTTATATGTCCCGCCTCGATCAAGCTCCAGTGGAAGCGCATGATAGAGGACTTCGCGCCTGATGCCAGCGTGATCGTCGTCAACGGCACCATCGCCCAGCGCCAGGCCCAGTACCTGCGCTACAAGCGCGGTGAGGGCGAGTACCTGATCATGAACCCCGAGCAGATGGTCAACGACTGGGATGTGGTCTCCAAGCTGCCGCGCGACTTCATCGTGGCCGACGAGGCCACATGGTTCAAGAACTTCAAGCCCCAGCGGTCCAAGAAGATCAAGCGACTCCAGGCCACCTACAAGTGGGCCTTGACCGGCCAGCCCGTGGAGAACCGGGCCGAAGAGGTGTTCTCTATCTTTCAGTGGGTCAGCCCCGGTGTACTGGGCCACTTCAAGACCTTCGACGCCGCCTTCGTAAAGCGAGACCGTTTTGGTCGCGTCCGTTCGTACCGGAACCTGCCCACCCTGCACCGGCTGCTGTCCGACCACATGGTCAGGCGCACCCGGAAGGAGGTGGCTGACCAGCTACCCGCCGTGGTGGCCCCGCCCCCCATCCTGGTCGACCTCGATCCCGCTGGGGCTGTGCTGTACCGGCGCATGGTGCATGACCTCCAGCGGGAACTGAGCGAGGCCCTCGACACCTGGGGCAACTTCTCTCTGTCCGGGTTCTACCGGGGCGAGGAGCAGGGCGAGGCCCGTGGTCGGATCATGTCGAAGCTGGTGTGCATGCGGATGCTCTGTGACCACCCCGAGCTACTGCGACTCAGCGCCGGCCACTACCGGGGGGTACTACCCGGTAACCGCATGGGCAGCGAGTACGCCCAGGAGCTACACGAGGCTGGTCGCCTGGAGAACCTGAAGAAGGCCCCCAAGCTCGACATCCTGGTGGGGACCAGGGACCAACCGGGCCTCCTGGCCGACATCCTGGACGCTGACCCCAAGAACAAGATCGTCGTCTTCAGCTTCTTCAAGGACATGCTCAACCTCATCGCGGAGGCCACCAAGGGCCTGACCAAGTCGGTGCTGTTCACCGGGGACGTGTCGGTCACCGGGCGGGACAAGGCCAGGATGCAGTTCGCCACCGACCCGGACACTCGGCTGTTCCTTAGCTCTGACGCGGGCGGCATCGGCCTCGACCTGCCAGTAGCGAACTACCTCATATCGTACGACCTGCCCTGGTCAGCCGGCGCGTACGCCCAGCGCCAGGCCCGCATCATCCGCCTGAGCAGCCAGTTTCCCCAGGTCACGCTGCTGTCCACCCAGATTGCTGGCAGCGTCGAGGAGTACCAGCACCGGCTCCTGGGCCAGAAGAAGAAGGTGGCCGACGCTGTCATCGACGGCAAGGGCATCAACCCCAGGGGGGCCGTGACCCTCGATCTCAGCAGCTTGAGCGAGTGGCTCCGGGAGAGTGAGATATGAGGGCGATGCTGAAGAGGATCTGGAAGTGGTTCTGGACCGATGACCGGCCCCGATGAAAGGCCCCGAGTACCTCTTCTGCGGTAGTCGGCTGACCGATGACACCTTCGTCCTACGAATCCTCCTGGAGGGCCTCAACACCCAGGCCCGCCAGTGGCAGGAGACCATCACCATCCAGGATGACGGCTCCCTGGAGGGCCTGGAGTACGAGGTCTCGATGTTCAAGTACCTGGCCTACCGTCGCATCCCCGGCGGGACATGGGCTGACCCCAACGTGGTGTTGGCCTTCGTGGACCGTATGACCCACAACCGGGCCACTGAGCGGCTGCTGCAACAGGCTGAGACAGAGAGGCGTCCCTGGTTCGTCATCGGCAGCACCGGAGGTAATCCCCCAGCGCCGGTTTAACGGTCACACCCCCCAGTTACCCTTGTCTGCATGGCAACCAAGACCAAGACCAAGCCCAAGCTGGATCTCCGGGGCCTCCGGGACGAGGTGCGTGACTGGTACGCACTCAAGCGCCAGGAGAACCTGCTGTCCCCCAAGCTGAAGAAGGGCACCGACCGCTTCAAGGAGATCCTGCAAAAATACGGAGACAAGGATCCTTCAGATGGATCTATTTATCTGGATCTGGAGGAGCCTATCGGGGACCAGCGCATCCAGTTCCTGAAGAGCCTGTGTGTGACCTCCAAGCTGATGAACGTGGAGGCGGTGGAGGAGATCCTGGCCGGCAAGGGCATGTGGGAGGAGATGTCGGAGGTCGTCCGGGTGCCCGACGAGGCCCGGATCAACGCGGCCTACTACGACAACCGGATCACCGATGACGAACTGGCCCGCATGTTCCCCACCACCACCCAGTATCGGTTCTTCCTGCTGGACGAGGACGAGAAGCCCGTCCGGGCATGACCGACCTCCAGGCCCTGTTCGCTCCGCTCCAGGATGAGTTCTATCCCGGCTCCAAGCAGAAGCGCCGGGAGTCGAAGGAGATGCGGCACGAGCGCATGGCAGAGGAGCGCCGGCAGGCCAAGGAGGAGGAGTCCTGGGACGCCCATCCCGTCGAGGTGGGCGTCAGGGGCGTGAAGTACGAGATGTTCCGCGTCGGGGCGCTCGCCAAGGCCCTGGGTCGTGACCCGGTCACCGTGAGGGCCTGGATGCGGAAGGGTTGGCTACCACGAAACACCTACCAGACCGCCCCGGTCGTCGGGTCCAGGGGTGACGCCGGTCGTCGCCTCTGGACTCGGCGGCAGATCGAGGGCATCGTCCAGGTGGCGAAGGAGGAGGGCCTCCTGGACCCCAAGCCGCCCTATGTCACCGAGACCAACTTCACCCGGCGCGTGGTCGCCGCCTGGAGGTCGTGGCTGTGAAGCTCACCAAAAATATCCGCTATCTCGTGCGGGTCCGGGATTACGAAACCGTGCATGTCGAGGTGGGCGCAGAGGCAGACCACCACGACATGGGCTGGAGCGACGAAGACTGGGCCGCACTGGGCGAAACCCGTGCCTCCTGGATCGACCAGCTAGAGCTACTGGTCATCACCGAAGTCGAAAAACTTGCACGCGAAGAACTGGCACAGATCAACCGCTGGAGCGAGATTTCACCCAACCTTGCTGAGGACTTCCTGTCGTCTGCACCCCTGTCACCTGTACCAATCAAGCCAAGGAGTCAACATGGCACAGCAACCACAAAGAAGGCTGGTTCGTCAGCCGAAGCCGGCAGAAGAGTACGACGAGGAGGAGGCCCCGGAACCCCGTCGCCTGCGGCGTGAGAGCAAGGAGGAGCCACGCCGGGGCCAGCGCACCAGCCGGCGCGAGGAGGCCGACGACGACCGTGGCCTGGCTGTCGCCAAGGGCTGGAGCGGGTACCGCCGCACCAAGGCCAACGCCCCGTCCCAGTGGTCGAAGCTGTACAAGGTGCCCGACGAAGAGGGCCTGGTGATGTTCCTGGAGGACGGCCCGTACGCGTCATTCCTCCAGCATTGGTGCGAGTGGGTGCCCAGGGGCACCCGGCAGAGCTACATCTGCACCCAGGATGGCGACTGCCCCCTGGACGAGGTCGACCCCAAGCCCAGTGCCAGGATCCGGTTCAACATCCTGGACTGTGGTGGTGACACCCCCATCCTGGTGACCTTTGAGTGCGGTGTGTCGGTCACTGAGGCCCTGGAGGAGTACTCCCAAGACGAGTCGCTCTCCGGTCGGTACTTCGCCGTCGCCATGCGGGGGACGAAGAACAGCCGGCGCACCCAGATCCGCCCGGTGAAAAATCGTGACCTCAAAGAGGACTGGGATTTTGACGCGCTGAGCGAAGACGAGATCGCCAAGTTTGACGACCGCCTCTGGGACGACACCTCTCTGGAAGTATCATCGAAGGCAGAGCTACGCAAAGTAGCCGATGCCTTCAACGAATAGGTGTCCGGGCGGTGGTGCCGGTGTCACCCGCTGCCGTTACGGAAGGGAAGGGGGCTGGCACCCGCCACCAGCCCCCTTCCTTAACTGAGTGCCTATCTCAATGGAGGACGCCCAGGCGGGATCCCAAGACCAAGGTATGGGGCTACGGCAGGGACACATTTACCTGTCACGAGCCGCTTGATCACGAGGGTGTCCACCAGAACGAGGATCCCGAGACCACCCATGGGGGCCGGCAATGGACCGACGCCCAGGCCAGCCGCTCTGCGGACCTGGAGGAGAAGTGGAACCGCATGGGGCAGCCCATGCCGCCCCAGAGCATCGTCGGCTACAAGGCGATGGAGACTTGGATCGAGGCCCAGGACGAGAAGAACCCGCCCCGGCCCCGTCGCGCCGTCGAGAAATGGTTCGCCCCTGTTGCCACCGTCACCACCATCGATCAGCTAAAAGAAGTGGTGGAGATCTACTCGGATTTTTCTGAGTTCGCCTTCGACGTGGAAACACACGGCAATCGTCGGGTGCGCGGGTTGCAGTCGGGACGACGGGTGCTGTCGAGGTACGCGGAACAAACCACCCCCTGCCTGGTCTGCGAAAAACCTATCCCCACCAGGCGACGTATGTACTGCTCCGACCTGTGCCGGAAAGCAGCCGACAAGGACAAGCCAGCCCTGGATACCCGGACCAATGAGGTCTGGTGTATTTCCCTCGCTGGTCCGGGC